GCGCTACAACATCTACAGCGACAATTCGAGCAACTGATGCGAGTCCCGCTCACAACCGGCGCGTACCAGACGCGCAGCGTGATCGCCGAGGCGCAGCGCTGCGTGAACCTGTATGCCGAGGCGAACCCGCAGGACGCGCCGTGTCCGTTCACCTATTACCCGACGCCGGGCCTGACGCTCGTCTCGACGCCGCCGGTTGCGGGTGAGTCGCGCGGCATCTACACCGCAAGCAATGGCAACCGCTACGAGGTCGTCGGCCCCACGATCTACACGGTGAGCGCGGCGAATGTCTATACGGTGCTCGGCTCGCTGGCTTCGTCGTCCGGCCCCGTTTCCATGGTCGATAACGGAACAGACCTGTTCATCGTTGATGGCACGGTGAGCGGCTTCACGGTAAAGCTCGCGACGAATGTCATGACGGCTGTCAGTGACCCCGCATTCTATGGGGCAGATAAGGTCGATCTGGTCGACGGCTACTTTCTGTTCAACCGGCCGGGTACGCCTCAGTTTTATATCTCGCTATTCGATAGCGTGGCGTTCGATTCTCTGGACATTGCCTCCAAATCGACCTATTCGGACAACCTTGTCACGCTGGCGGTGATGCACCGTGAGGTGTGGCTGTTCGGCGAGCTGACGACCGAGGTCTGGTACAACACCGGCGCGACCGACTTCACGTTTGGCCGCATGCCGGGCGTGTTTATAGAGCATGGGTGTGCTGCGAAGCATTCGGTGGCGAAGATCGACCTGGCGCTGTTCTGGCTCGGGAAGGATCTGCAAGGGCAGAACGTGGTGTTCGCCGGCCGCAACTATATGGCAGAGCGGATTTCCACGCATTCGATCGAGCAGGCGCTGGCAGGGTATTCGCGCGTCGATGATGCGATCGGCTTTTCGTATCAGCAGGGCGGCCACGCCTTCTATGTGCTGACGTTCCCGACCGCAAACGCCACGTGGTGCTTTGATGTGGTGACCGGTCAATGGGCGGAGCGCGGCTTTCTCGAAGCCGATGGCACGTTCAGCCGGCATCGCATGAACTGCCATTCGTTCAACGGCGGCCGGAATCTCGTCGGCGACTGGCAGACGGGCATGGTCTACATGCTCGACCAGAACAACTACACGGACAACGGCGCCACCATTGAATACGTGCGCGCGTTCCCGCATATCCTCGGCGCCGACGGCAACCGCGTAATGTTCCGCCAGTTCATCGCGGACATGGAAGTCGGAAACGGCCTTCCTGACGATTCCGCCGAGCCGGAAATCAGACTCCGTTGGAGCGATGACCGCGGCCGAAGCTGGGGCAACTATGTGCAGGGCTCGCTAGGGAAGGTCGGGGAATACCTGACCTCCATCCAGTTCCAGCGGCTCGGCTACGCGCGCGATCGCGTGTTTGAACTGTCGTGGTCGGCGCCGGTGAAAACTGCCTTGAATGGCGCATGGGTGGACGTGTCGAGGTCGCGCACGTGAGCAACTCCACGAACAGCAACATTCCACAGCCTGGAGCTTCATTTCTTGTCGGTAGGCCCGAGCCTATCAGCCCCGTATGGTGGGCATTCCTGCTCGCGATGTTCGAGCGCACCGGCGGCAGTGGAACGCCGACGCCAGTTACGCAGACCGATTACACGCCGCTGATTGACGCGCAGGCGCCTTATCCGTTGTTTGCGCCCGCGCAGGATGCGCCCGCCGCGGTGGCATGGCAGCCCGCTCTTGCGGATTTCGCGCCGGAACCGGTCTCGGTGCCAGTTTTCGCCGTCGATCCGGTCGAGGACATTTTTACCGCCGGGACGAATTTCACGCCGGGCACCACGACAACCCTGACGCTCTCGAAGGCCTACACATCGGCCGCGGCGGTGCTCGTGCACTTCGACGGCACATTTCAGGCGACGGACCAGTACAGCGTTTCAGGCAACACGATCACCTTCACGTCAGCTATTCCGGTCGGCGTGTCCAAAGTCTATGCGCGAGGCTAAAGCATGACGACGAAATACCGCGAAATGGTGGCAGGGCAGACCCTGACGGGAAGCGCCGCTTCCTACTACACGACACCGGGCGGCACATATGGCGCAATCCATGCGGGCAGCATCTGCAATCCGACGGGCGCCGTGGTGACCGTCAATATCTACAAGGTTCCGACCGGAGGCGCCGCGGGCTCACCGACGAAGATCGCGAGCAAGGTTGTCGGCGCGGGCTCGACCATCGCTGTCCCGGAAATTGTGAACCACAAACTTGAGCCGGGCACACAGCTTTTCGCCGATGGCCTCGCCTGCACGCTGAATATCAGCGGTGTCGAATACGTGCCGAGCTAAATGAAAAACTTCCACTTCCTCGCAAACGGCGTTGATGTCAATCCGCTCATGCTCGCGATCCGCCGCCGGCCCGACCTCTGGAAAGAGGACACGTTTCTTCGCCACTACCCGCAAGGGCCGTTTGGCGAAACCGAAACGATCATGCTGCGCTTCCCGGAGAAGGTTGAAGGGCTCACTGAGGAGCAGATCGACCTCTACAAGCAGAATCAGCTCGCCGGTTATGACCAGTACGAGGCGATCGACTATCCGGCCTACAAGGTGCTGCACGAAGCGCGACCGCTCGTCATGAACCTGATGGCGCGCGTCGGCGGTGAGCGACTTGGCCGGGTGATGATCAACAAGATTTGCCCGGGCGGCCGGATCTTCGCGCACGCCGATACGCCCGAGCAGACGCGCTATTACACGCGGTTCCATATCGTGCTGCACGGCTTGCCCGGCGCTGTCCTGAAGGCTGGCGATGAGCAGATCAACATGCTGACCGGAGAATGCTTCTGGTTCGACAACAGCCAGGTGCACGAGGTCGTCAACAACAGCGCCGACGAGCGTGTCTCGATGGTGGTCGATATCAGGACTTCGCGATGATCACATTCACCATTGAGCCGTTCTCTGGCGTCTATGCCGAACTGCTGCCGCTTCTTTGCGCGCATTACGGCGAAATCTCCACTCATAAGGATCACGGCGTGCCTCTCGATCCGGTCGTTGAGGTGTATCGCGCGCGTGAACTCGACGGCTCTCTGCTGATGGTCATTGGCCGTGAGCGCGGCGAGATTGTCGCTTACTTCGTGTGCTTCATTGCGCCGGGCCTGCATTACCGGGCCTGCCTGACGTGCTCGCCTGACATTTTCTTCGTGCGCGAGGACAAACGAACCGGGCTGGCCGGTGTGCGCATGTTCCGGTTCGTGGAAAAGGAATTGAAGCGCCGCGGCGTCAGGCGGTGGGCAGTTGGCAGCAAGGTTCAGCACGACGCATCTGCATTGTTCAAGTTTCTCGACTTCGAATCTGTCGAGACGACCTACGAAAAGTGGCTGGGGGATTAAATCATGGTCGCAGCAGCAATAGGCGCATCGGTCGTTGCAGGAGTGGCTACAGGGGCCATGAGTGCAAACGCTTCCAAACATGCGGCAGATAAACAGGCCCAAGCGGCCGAGGATGCTGCTCACCTCCAGAATGACCAGTGGAATCAGACGCAGGCAAATCTTCAGCCGTACATGGACTTGGGGCAGAGCTATATCAATCCACTCAAGGATGCGCTCTCCAATCCAATGCTGACGCAGCAGTTCAGTGCGCCGACTGAACAGCAAGCGCAACAGACGCCGGGTTATCAATTCACGCTGAATCAGGGTCTTAAGTCGGTGCAGAACAGCGCCGCGGCGCGCGGTCTCGGTGTATCTGGAGCGGCCATGAAGGGCGCTGCGAGCTATACAACCGGGCTTGCCGATTCGACCTATAACGACGTGTTCAATCGAGCGCTACAGACGTTCAATACGAACTACAGCAGCGCAGCGAACAACGTGAACCGCCTACAAAGTATTGTCGGAAGCGGCCAGAACGCGGCGGCGACCAACGGTTCTCTAGGGGCGCAAGCGGTCACGAACATGGGGAACGACCTTATGAGCGCCGGCAATGCGCGGGCGTCGGGAATCATCGGCGCCAATAACGCCTGGAGTGGCGCTATCAACAATGCTGCCAGCAGCATCGGCTCATATGGCCTGTTGGCGAACAATGCAGGCGGTGGCTCCGGCGCGGGCGTTCCTGGTTGGTCCCCTTCCACGTCTGCCGGTAATGGCATGTCATTCGGAGTATAAGAATGCCTCTCGATACTACGATCGCTCTGAATGCAAACGCGCCAAAGCCCGCGAACCCGCTGCAACAGGCGCTGTCGATTGCGCAGTTCCGCGCGCTCAACGCCAGCAGTCAAGCTCAGCAACAGCAACTCGACGCGAACCGAGCGACCTCCGCTGCGTATCAGCAGGCCACCGATCCGACGACCGGCCAGGTGGACAACAACAAGCTCGTCGGCATCCTCAGCCAGGACCCTTCCGCCGCGTATAACCTACCGCAGGTTATCCAGGGAATCAACGCGCAGAAGCAGCAGCAACAGACGTTGCAAACCGGCCAGCTTGACCAGTCGATCAAGGCGCAAAGCGGTCTGCGGCAGGGTCTCGGCAGTCTGCTGACGAAGCCTGACCTGTCACCGCAGGACGTGCAGGGCTTCGCCACGACGCAACTGCAGGCCGGCGCGATCACGCCACAGGTCTATCAGGCTGAAATGCAATCCATGCCGCAAGACCCGCAGCAGCTTCGCCAGTGGGTATCACAGCACTACATGTCGGCGCTCAGCGGAGAGACGCAACTACACGCGATGCTGCCGCAGTACGCGCAGATCAACACCGGCCCGGCGACCGTCGCGGTCAACCAGAACCCGCTCGCGTTGAGCGGAGGTGTCGGCACCGTCGGCTACACGGTGAACAACGGGCTGTCGCCCACTGAAGCTGCCGCGCAGGTTCCAGTCGTTAACGCAGACGGCACGCCCGGCACGCGCAGCAAGGCAAGCGTGCTTCAGGAGCAGGGATTGGGCGGTCTGCTTCCCCCAGGAGCACAGGGAAGCGGCATTGGCACCGGGCGATATGGCTCGTCGAACAATGGTGTCGTGGCCACCGGTCCTGCTGCTGGCGTGGTCGACGCGACCCAGAAGGCAAACGCAGCCGGCGGTGACATGCTCGCGGCAGACCAGCAATCGAATGCACAGTCTGGAACGCGCATCAACATGCTTCAGAGCGCACAGCAGGCGCTCGCCAACTCGACCACCGGCAACGGCGCAGACAAGCTCAACGCGATCAAGAGCCTGCTCGTGACCGCCGGCATCGCGCCGCAAGCGACCGTCGATAGCGTCAAGAACTTCGACGAGGCCAACAAGTACCTCACGCAGTATGCGCAGCAGAAAGCGGCCGGCCTCGGCAGCGGGACAGATGCGCAACTGTCCGCGGCGATCTCGGGCAACGGCAATACGCATATCTCGAACCTGGCGGCTCAGGACGTGGTGAAGGTCAATATCGGGCTTGAGCGCATGGAGCAGGCCCGCATGCAGGCCTGGCAGAACTCCGGGCTGCCGCCTTCTGACTATGCCAAGTGGAAATCACAGTTCGGCTCGACGCTCGATCCGCGCGTGTTTGTCGCCGATCAGATGGACCCGGCTAAGGTCAAGTCGATGTACGACAAGATGCCACCGAACCAGCAGGCCCAGTTCCGCACGCAATATAACTGGGCGGTCCAGAAGGGCTATGTGACAGGGCCGCAATGATGGCTGATTACAGCGATCTCTTCGAAGCAGCGGGGAAACAGTTCAACGTCGATCCGCGCCTGCTGCGCGCGGTGATGACGCCGGAAAGCTCGGGCAATCCCAATGCGGTTTCACCCAAAGGCGCGACCGGCCTCATGCAGCTGATGCCGGCCACCGCAAAGGAAATGGGTGTCACTGATCCGACCAACCCGCAGCAGAGCATCTTCGGCGGCGCGCGCTATCTGGCGCAGCAGCTCGACAAGTACA